TTACTGAGATCTCTCCCACTGACGTATCATTTGGTCCACCCGAAACAGGTTGGCCAGGGTGAATAACATCGCCAGTTGGTTATCGTTTTTCAGCAGCCCTTTGTATCTGGCTTTCACGAAGCCGAACTGCCGCTTGATGATGCGAAACGGGTGCTCCACCCTGGCACGGATGCTGGCTTTCATGTATTCGATGTTGATGGCCGTTTTGTTCTTGCGCGGATGCTGCTTCAAGGTTTTTACCCTGCCGGGACGCTCGGCGATCAGCCAGTCCACATCCACCTCGGCCAGCTCCTCGCGCTGTGGCGCTCCTTGGTAGCCGGCATCGGCTGAGACAAATTGCTCCTCTCCATGAAGCAGATTACCCAGCTGATTGAGGTCATGCTCGTTGGCCGCGGTGGTGACTAGGCTGTGGGTCAGGCCACTCTTGGCATCGACACCAATGTGGGCCTTCATGCCAAAGTGCCACTGATTGCCTTTCTTGGTCTGATGCATCTCCGGATCGCGTTGCTGCTCTTTGTTCTTGGTAGAGCTGGGTGCCTCAATGATGGTGGCATCCACCAAAGTGCCTTGGGTCATCATGACGCCTGCTTCGGCCAGCCAGCGATTGATGGTCTTGAACAATTGACGGGCCAGTTGATGCTGCTCGAGCAGGTGGCGGAAATTCATGATGGTGGTGCGATCCGGCAGGGCGCTATCCAGGGATAATCGGGCAAACAGGCGCATGGAGGCGATTTCGTACAGGGCATCTTCCATGGCACCGTCGCTCAGGTTGTACCAATGCTGCATGCAGTGAATACGCAGCATGGTCTCCAGCGGATAGGGCCGTCGGCCATTGCCCGCCTTGGGATAAAACGGCTCGATGACAGCGGTCATATTCTGCCATGGCAGAATCTGCTCCATGCGGGAGAGGAAAATCTCTTTTCGGGTCTGACGGCGCTTAGTGCTGAATTCACTATCGGCGAAGGTGAGTTGATGGCTCATGATGTCCCTCTGGGATGCGCTCCGGATGAATATGATGATCTCATATCAGGAACTTGTTCGCACCTTCCCTAGACAGAACCAGTGAAGATTGCAGGGGGCGAGCATATGAACGTTGTGAAATCACTCCTAATCAAAAATGTTATCCAAATTTAAGGACGTTGATAGCTCCGTACTTGCAATGGTGTTAAAACAACAAGTCCTTATAGAAATGAACCCGCTTCGGCGGGTTTTTTTTCATCAAATCTATAGGCTAAGGTTAACAATTTGTGCTCTTAAGTCATTGATCATTTCAAAGTATCGATGTACTGTATAAACATACAGTATATGCAGTGAGGGCTAATATGATAGTTGAACTAACCATTGATAGTACTAAAGATCTTCCAAAGGGAGCTGTTCCGGCACTGGAGAAAGAATTGCTTAAAAGGTTGGGCAACCACTATGAGAACTGCAGCCTGAGCATACGACGTGCAGGCTCCGATGGTTTAAGTGTGTTTGGGGGTGACAAGGAAGATAAAAAGAAAATAGAGACTATTCTCCAGGAAACCTGGGAAAGTGCTGACGACTGGTTTTATTAATTATTTTGGGTGTTACTTTGATCCCGTTTGCATGGGGGAGTTTAAGTGAAAGAAAAATCAGAATTGCCCAAAAAAGGCTACGCAGTCATAAGATGTCACGATGGAGTTATCGTTGCCAGGCTGCAATCATTTCCTGAGTGTGAGCGCGCCCTGATGTACCGTCGCGGTAACATGGTGTCTTTCATGCCTCTTCAGGATAATGAAATTATTGGTACACCTACGTTGTTTACTCAGATGCTGGAAAGGGCTGGTTATCGCGTTACCCAAAAATCTGTTACACTCCCGTCTTAGGCCTGAACAACCTATACCTGCTGCGCCACAGGAGAAAAGCCCCATGGCGCAAGATCAATTCAAGCAATCCCTCATTCTGACGTTAACCAACGCCAGCGATTTTCTTTTTGCCGCATCCAGAGGTGCGTTATGAAGAAAAGCTGGTTTCTACATACTCAACTCACCACTGACCAGGCTGACGAACTGGAAGCCCGCTATCGCGCAAAGCATATTAAGACCGAGCGTAGTCTGGATAATGACTTCATTCACTGGACGATCAGCGCGTTCTTGCCAGAAGCATCTAAGCCTCCTCGCCAGGACAGAACCTGGCAACAACGGATCTGGAGGTGAATGTGAAAGTCTACGATATCACCCCAATGGGCAAGCCCAGAATGACGCGCGCTGACAAATGGAAAAAGCGCCCCGAGGTTCTGCGTTACCGGGCTTTCTGTGATGAAGTTCGTTTGCAGCGTGTTGAGCTGGCGGAAAGCGGGTCGCATGTCACCTTCATTCTTCCGATGCCAGCGAGCTGGAGCAAAAAGAAACGGGCTGAGTTCAACGGTAAACCACACCAGGCTAAACCTGATTTCGACAACATGATGAAAGCCCTGATGGATGCTATTTACGAAGATGACGCTCACATCTGGGATTCACGCGTAACAAAATTATGGGGAGAGAAGGGACAAATAATTATCGGGGAGATAGCAGAATGAGGGCGTTGCTTAAACCCGTGGTTGCGTGTGAGCTTGGAATTGTGCTGCTCAAGCCGGGCAGTGAGCTGATGTCATTATTCAGTTCTGAGCGTGTGCTGGTGGAAAGCCAGCCGGCAGGGATGGAACGGTTGCCTGCTGGCCGTGTTCCTGACGTTCGCCAGCCGCTTGCGTGTGACGAGTCCCTGAGACTGTTCTTCCTGGATGAAAAAGTTATTAAGGCTGCTGGTGGTTTGAGTGGCCTTGATTACTGGCTTATGCGTTATGGCGGCCAATGCTGTCAGTGGCCACACAGCGATTACCATTATCACGAGTTAACCATCCTGCGCCATGAACCCGGATCGGTTCTTCTGTGTGGACATTGTGATAACCATTTGCGCGACCACTACAGCGAACAACTTGCAGAGCTGGCGAGATGTAATGTTATTAGCTGGATTATCAACAGCATTATGGTGGCGCTGAATCAGGATCCTTCCAGAGAACTGTCGCTGGCGGAGCTATGCTGGTGGGCGGTACGTATGGGTGTTACCGACGCAATTCCCGATTCAGTAGCCAGGCGGGCGCTTCGTATTCCTTCGGAAGATCATAAGTCAGTCATGCATGAATGCGACATCGAACCGGGTCTAACCGCCACCAGCATCATTACAGCCAAAGCCAGCACAGTAACCGTGAACATGCCACCAGCGCAGGTGCCTGCGGTTAAGCCCGTAGTTGGTGTTCTGGTCGATCCTGAGTCCCCGCAAACCTATATGAAACGTCCAAAGCATATCCGTTGGACGGCTCCCCGATATCTGGAATGGATTAAAACACAGCCCTGCGAATGCTGCGGCAAACCATCAGATGACCCACACCATTTAATTGGCTGGGGGCAGGGAGGTATGGCAACGAAGGCGCATGATATTTTCGCGATCCCCCTGTGTCGTCAGTGCCATACAGAACTACATAACGACCCGGTGAAGTTTGAGCAAAAATATGTTCCTCAGCCGGTAATGATAATCAGAGTGCTGGACCGGGCTTATGGGCTTGGTGTTCTGGCGTAAGGAGAAGAATCGGATGACACCACGTCAACGCCGCAATCATTTCGAAGCACTGGGTCAAGCAGCAACAGCGCCTCGTAAAAGCTGGCTGGGTAAATGTATTCTCCTTACGGGGATCCAGTCTGGATGGATTAAATCCCTGCTCACCACATGGGGAGAAGGTGTGGGAGGAAAAACTGCACCCCGTATGCCGCGGAGCCATGCATGCTGGAATGTGCTTAAGGGACGGAACTGGTCAGATAAGGCACTCGAGCGATTCACCGTTGCGTTAAATCAGGCGAGAGAAGAGGGATTCCGTGGGCAGCAGGCAATGAACAGGGCGCACAGCATTCTATGGCCGCAGTCACCCGCCAGTGTGATTGACGAAGCCCTGCATAATGATGATGTCGATTTTGTTGAGCAATGCGTGCTGCAGGCGCTGGATATAAACGATCCGGTGTATGTGGTAGGTCTTCAGTATTACACCACACGAAAAAAGATCTCAGACATAACCCGGGAGCTGCAGGCGATTGCGCCATGGTTAACTGATGGGGAGGCGAGAAAGCGCGTGCGCTGGTGCCTAGAAATATTCAGAGCAAAGGTCTTTTTGGAAGCACGCAAACAACTATCTGAATAGACTTAATGAACCATTTTTTAGCTATTAGTGCTATTTTTTTTATGGTGGAGTTGAAAACGGGCCAGAAAATCAGATAATTCATTCATGCTTGGCAGAGCTGCGCCACGATGGCAGCGACGAAAAGCGAACAATTTGAATATAACGAGAACCCCGCCAGCGCGGGGTTTTTGCTTTCCGGCGATACGACAGGGGTATTCGCGAGGTGCATAGCACCAGTACCCCTGTCATATCGTCGTTCCTCAATCATCCACAAGAAGACAATGCCTCGCAACTAAGCGGAGCCTTTTCATTTCAGTGACTTGAATATTCTGAAAGTGCTCACATTATTTGAATGGACTGTGCGAACTATGTATTATCCTGCTCCCGGCCCTTTAGCTCAGTTGGTTAGAGCGTGCGGCTCATAATCGCCCGGTCGCTGGTTCAAGTCCAGCAAGGGCCACCAACCGCCACTAGCTCATCGGGAAGAGCGACAACATAATGTTGTAGTACGAGGTTCGGGGCCCCGGTGGCGGACCAGATCAAACCAAATACCCCAGCCTTCCACCCGGCGGGTATAGTGTTAATCTTTTATGGGTGACAGCGCTTGGTGGGTATTGATTCTGTTATCAACATTAGACAGCGTAAACCAAAAACATGATAAACATGAAGGTTGATGCCAGGGCTTTAAGCCCAGTGCTCCAGTCATGAAGGCTATATTGTTTTTTCAATAAATACTCCCATGAATAGTTTGTTGCACCCAGGTCATGCCGCCTTTCTGTGCAGATCTTCGCAAATCCCCAGTTCATGCCCGGGAGGGGTATTGAATCGTGGCGAATCTCATCTCAGCGAGAGTTGTCCAATCACAGTCCCTGATGCTTCACGCACTATGCTGTGATTCCGGCTGGGCGTTCCAGTTTATTCCGTATTATAACCTTTACAAATAAAGTAAGACCATTAATGCGACCAGAAGAAAAGCAACCGTGATGAATACAAGCACATTCCTAAATCGCTCTCTTCGAGCCGCTTTCACAAAAGGGTTAGCTACGAGGCAGTGTGAACATATCAGAGATTCTGGGGCGATAAGTTTTCCACAAAAAGGGCAGGGTTTGGTGATCATTTGTACTAATTGAATTTTAAGAACGTACTCTAATTTAACCACACTTATCGAGTTATTTTAATAAAGTATCTGATTTTTCAGACAGACTCATCAATTTCAGGCTCACGGGAATCATCCGCTACGTGCTTTGTTGATAAATCCAGTCCGTGAAGCCTGATCCTTTCACACACAGCGCCATCCGAAAAATCGGAGGTGAGGCTATGACCAGAATGAGCACCATTTACAGCAGACTTTCATATGGAACAGGAACCACGCTGACCGGCTGCGGTGTATCAGCGAAGGCATATGCCGAAACAGCAAAAACAGCAAAAGAGGTGTCCTGGATGTTGGCCGACAGAATTGCAGGGTTAAGCCTGAGCGACTGGGCAATTATTGTCGGTATCGCATGCACTGTTATCACCTGCGCAGTGAACTGGTATTACAGGAAAAAGGAAAGGGAGGACCGGCTTAATGGAAATGTCACCAAAGCTGAAGAATAAACTGAGCGCAGCGGTCGTTGGTTTGATTCTTGGCGGAGCTTCCGCACCTGTGATTCTCGATCAGTTTCTGGATGAGAAAGAGGGTAATAGCCTTACGGCATATCGCGACGGTGGTGGACTCTGGACCATATGCCGTGGCGCCACGATGGTTGATGGAAAGCCAGTAGTCCAGGGCATGAAACTGTCTGCTGAGAAATGCGCCCAGGTGAACACCATAGAACGCGACAAGGCGCTGGCGTGGGTAGCGCGAAATATCAAGGTACCACTGACCGAACCACAGAAAGCCGGGATTGCATCTTTCTGCCCATACAACATCGGCCCCGGAAAATGTTTCCCGTCTACGTTCTATAAGCGAATTAATGCTGGCGACCGTAGAGGTGCCTGTGAAGCGATCCGCTGGTGGATTAAAGACGGCGGGCGCGATTGTCGCCTGACCAAAGGCCAGAAAAATGGCTGCTATGGTCAGGTAGAACGGCGCGACCAGGAAAGCGCGTTGACGTGCTGGGGGATAGACCAGTGAACAGAAGCCTCGTTGTTGTTGGGATGGCAGCTATCATCTTCATCGCGGTGCTCTGCGTGCTGCTGTCCCGCAGCGATGCCGCTTTGGCCACATCCGAAAGTGACAATCGGGTACTGCGCAGCGACAACGCACTACAGGCGACGGTAATAACCACGCAGGCTTTCAACTTCAACCGGTTTAATCAGGTAGCCGAGAACGCCAATCGCCTTAACTCACTGATAGATGCCAGCACCGAGAAAACAGTGATCGAATACCGGGAGATTCTCCGACGTGAAAAAACCTGTGATATGCCTGTTCCTGCTGATGTCGCTGGTGGGCTGCTCAACTACGCGAACCGTTTACGTGCCAGCGCAATGTACTCCGATTCCGGGGACGCTGACGCAGCCAGTGATAGTCCCGTTGCCTCCAGCGCGCTGACGTACTGCCAGGCCGTACTCTGGATTAAACCTCTTCTTGCAGCAATAGAGAAGGCAAACAACCAACTTGCAGGGATTAGAGAAATTGAAGAGATAAAAAGGTAGAGGAAGGTTGGAAGCGATGTGGGTAATTAGAAAACATAAAAATAATCTCGCCCTATAGGATTATGTAAATTAATTGTAAGTATAGTTTTTTAATTTCTCATTAATTAATGACATGGGTGTGCTTGCGCGAAATAATAACCGCCTCGTTAATTTTTATGGTTTTTTTTGACTATACTATAACCACAGCGACTTGCTGGAGAATAAATTGGAGTTTTCCATGAATTTTTACTCAATGAACATATCTCCTGATCAATCTAAGAACAAGGATAGAAAAAATGATGATGAGGAAAAGAATAAAACTAAAAAAACACAAAAGTAAACATAATATTTTGTTGTTTTCTTAGTAATTTAAAGGTGGTTTTATGACAGACCGTCCTGATATAATTGATCCGATGCCTGAAGATTTACCCTTCCCTGGAGAAGATAAACCTATTTATCCAGATGACGGAGAACCCTCAGAGCCAGATGATCCAGAAATTGAAAGGGATTCTCCTAAATGATACGCATCATAATAAACCGTCGTAATCTAGGCGGTTTTTTATGTATTGAGAATTCGATTAGAACTTCGTATAAATGAAATTTAAAATAATAAGCAATGTTGTTTATTTTTGCTACTTAAGCGTTCTACGGTTTAAATGGCTCGGTGTGAGCCATTTATTATTTAACGCCGCCCAATCAAAAAACCAATTATAAACGCGGTTGTCGCAGCTACGGCGACGCACGTCATTGGATTGGATTCTATCTGACTCTTGATGTTATCTGTACTTGTTCGCACTGCATCCCCTGCTCTGGATGCGTATTTTCTTGCTGTATCATTAAATTTATGGTCAGGTGACTCCAGAGCCTCACCATAACTTTCCTCCAGCTCACCATGAATAATATGGTTTTTATCTTTTTTTATACCAAACATAAACTAAATCTCCAATAATTAGCGATCTATAAAGTATAGCAGTTAGAATAAATGCACATGGGAAACGCTGATAATGATTTGATTTATATTAAAATGTTCTAATAATTTTATTTGATATGTTTTCAGGAGCTATAGGAGATATGCTATGTGATATCTAACCTATAATCAAAGTGAATCGATTCCTTAAATTACCGGCTAAATAGTTATGACTATTTTTTTGCGTAGTACTGTAACAGGAAAAATCGTGACACAGGATGAATGGTTACATTCGTTAAATGAGTGGGAAGATGAAGGTGGTTCATATTCTCATGCTGATGAATTTATTGAGGTTGTAAAGGACAGGAAAGGTGACTGGGTTGTGAAGAATCCCGATGATTATTCCAGCGCCTAATGAAGTGCTGTTACAATTACGGTGAAAAAGGGAAAAATCTTCATTGCTAATCTTCGGGCTAATTCAGGGTAATGCTGTAGGCAGGCATGACTATGATAAATAGTTATAATGTCAAATATACGAGAATAGTTGGTTAATAAATGAACTGGTTATGATATGGTAAACCACACTCATTTAAAGGTTAACCATCATGTCATATTTTGATAACGCAATGCGTCGCGTTGGCCTTGTAGCCAGCATGACTGTTATGTGTCCGATATGTGGGCATAATTCCACACAGTCGACCACGAAAGTACGACAGCAACAGGCGTTGCTTTGTCCTAAATGTAAATCGTTATTTGTCATTCACAACAAGTAGTTCGAGAGAGAAATAAACCCAGGCCTCGCAATTGCGGGGCTTTTTTGTGCACATTGCGCGCGTACATCAAAGAGATATCTTTCATCAGCTGTGTGCTGGGATGCTTTTCGAGTTGAATTCTTTTCAAACGCTTGAACAGTTAACCTGTGGATGATGCTGACTGCAATTGATAATCATTATTATTTGTGCGGGTCCTCTTGGCGATTCTGAACACCGAGGGGGCGAGGACACGCGGAAAACGGCTGGTTTTTTGCATTTTATCGGCATCATCATCATTCCCTTAACTTGTTGATATTTAAGTCGTGAGATTATTCACGATGTCGAAATGGTTAAATATTGTTCATCATCATGGATAACGAACTGAAGAACCTTCGCCTCAACATCAATCAACTGGCAGCGGTGACCGATCTTCATCGTCAGACGATCGCAAGCAGGCTGAATAATGTTGAGCCCGCTCCAGGCAGTAATTCTCGTCTCAAGCTTTATTCTGTTGTCGATATTCTCCGGGAACTGCTGGGCCGAACCACGGCATCCGAGCTGGTGGATATCGATAAGATGTTACCGCCGGATCGTAAGGCGTGGTTTCAGTCTGAACGCGAGAGGCTTAAATTCCAGCAGGAAACAGGTGAGTTAATCCCGGCATCGACAGTTACCCGAGAATTTTCATCGATGGCAAAAGCCGTCGTTCAGGTGCTGGAAACGCTGCCGGATATTCTTGAACGTGATTGCGCGATGACGCCTACAGCTGTCGTTCGGGTTCAAAAAGTCATCGATGACCTGCGGGATCAGATAGCCCTGAAGGTTGAGCAGGCAGATACGCCGGAACAGGAGGACAGTTCGCCAGAAGAGGAGTAAGCCATGCGACAGGCCACGGCGGCGGAGCTAAGAAAAAACACTGCCGGGATCATCAGAGCACCACGTCGAATGCCTGTAGCCGAAGCCGTACATAAATATATGCGTGTTCCGGTCGGTGTGGGTAACTCCGTTGAGTGGGATCCTAATCTTGCCCCTTATGTTGTGGAGCCGATGAACTGCCTGGCATCACGCGAATATGATGCTGTCATTTTTGTTGGCCCTGCCCGAACGGGTAAAACCATTGGTCTGATTGATGGCTGGGTGGTGTACAACGTTGTCTGTGATCCGTCTGACATGCTCATCATTCAGATGACGGAAGAAAAAGCGCGCGAACACTCAAAAAAACGTCTGGCCCGAACATTTCGTGTCAGCCCGGAGGTGGCATGCCGGCTGAGTCCTTCACGCAATGACAACAACGTGCATGACCGGACTTTCCTTGCCGGGAACTACCTGAAGATAGGCTGGCCGTCTATCAACATCATGTCGTCCTCAGATTTTAAGTGTGTGGCTCTGACGGATTACGATCGCTTCCCGGAAGATATCGACGGGGAAGGGGACGGATTTTCGCTTGCTTCAAAACGTACCACCACCTTTATGTCGGCGGGGATGACGCTGGTCGAGAGTTCACCGGGCAGGGAAATAACCAATACGAAGTGGCGGAGAAAGTCACCTCACGAAGCCCCTCCCACGACCGGGATCCTATCTTTATATAACCGCGGCGATCGTCGTCGCTGGTACTGGCCATGTCCAAATTGTGGGGAATATTTCCAACCGGCCATGGAGGCGATGACAGGCTACCGGGAAACGTCTGACCCGGTAAAAGCCAGTGAAGCGGCGCACATTGAATGTCCGCATTGTAGCGGCATGATTACCGCCGACAGGAAGCGGGAACTGAACGGAAAGGGTGTCTGGTTGCGAGAGGGACAGACTATCGACCGTGAGGGCAACATCACCGGAGAAGCCCGACGCTCGCGCATTGCCTCGTTCTGGATGGAGGGACCAGCGGCGGCATACCAGACATGGGCGCAACTGGTTTACAAATTACTGACGGCGGAGCAGGACTATGAGGCCACCGGCAGCGAAGAAACGCTCAAGACGGTAATTAATACGGACTGGGGGCTTCCTTATCTTCCCCGTGCAGCCAGTGAGCAGCGACGTGCTGACGTGTTGATGCTGCGGGCAGAAGACTATGGCAAACGGCTTGTGCCGCCGAAAGTCCGTTTTCTTCTGGCGTCGGTGGATGTGCAGGGTGGGAAGAAGCGCCGTTTTGTCGTCCAGATCATCGGGTACGGTGAAAACGGCGAACGCTGGCTGGTGGACCGCTATAACATCCGCCAGTCCCTGCGTTGTGATGAAAATGGTGAGGCACAGCAGGTGCATCCCGGATCCTATCCGGAAGACTGGCAACTGCTCATCACGGATGTCCTCGAAAAAACCTATGCGTTGCAGTCAGGCCCTTCGCGACGGATGCCCATTCTTGCAATGGCTGTCGACAGCGGCGGGGAAGATGGGGTAACGGATAACGCCTATAAATTCTGGCGCCAGTGTCGTCGTGACGGGCTGGGTAAACGGGTTTACCTGATAAAAGGTGACAGCACCCGACGCCAGAAAATCATTACCAAAACGCACCCTGACAACACAGGCCGAAGCGACCGCCGGGCGGATGCGCGTGGTGAGGTTCCGGTATATCTGTTGCAGACAGACCTGCTAAAAGATCAGCTCAGTAACAACCTTGAGCGTGAAACACCCGGTGCCGGGTATATCCATTTTCCTGACTGGCTGGGGGAGTGGTTCTACGAAGAACTGACCTACGAAGAACGCGGTACGGACGGAAAATGGCGCAAGCCCGGAAAAGGCAATAACGAAGCCTTTGACCTTTTCTGTTATGCCCACGCCGTCGCTGTCCTGCGAGGTTATGAAAAAATCCGGGACTGGGAACAGCCTCCGGCATGGGCAGCTGCTCAGGAGTGTAATTCAAACATCATTGACGGGGAGCGCCCCAGGGAGATTACTGTGAAAAAAGCGGTACCTGTACGTTCGTCTTCTGTTTCAGTAACTGAACCGTCCAGCCAGCTTTCTGGTGGCTGGCTGGGTGTCAGTGATAACGGAGGCTGGCTGTGACGAAATCAGAAATTCAGCAGATGCTGGTAACTGTACGCCAGGCATACCGTGATTCCCTGGACGGGAAAAGTGTGTCTTTTACGGGCGTAAATGGTCGCGCCATAACTAACCATGATCCCGTGGCGCTTCGCAGAGAGCTGGAATACTGGGAAAAACGCTGGGTTGCCGTGAACCGTCGCGGTGGATCTTTCAAACTCGCCAGATTTAATTAAGGTCTTCCATGGGTATTTTCGACAGAGCACTTGGTGCAATTGCACCAGGGTGGGCAGTCGCGCGCGCCAGAAACAAAATGCTGTTGCAGGCATACGATGCGGCACAGCCTTCCCGGCTTAATAAAACGAAGCGCGAGAGCCGCGCGGCTGACACTGCTGTTGGTGTTGCAGGTGTATCACTGCGCGAGCAGGCGCGGGCGCTGGATGAAGACCATGACATTGTAATTGGTCTGCTGGATAAGCTCGAGGAGCGGGTGATTGGCGCCCAGGGGATTCAGGTTGAACCGCAGCCACTGGGGCTGGACGGAAAACTGCATGAAGAATTTGCGGCAAAGATTTCCGCGCTCTGGTCCGAATGGTCAGTTCGCCCGGAAGTGACCGGGATGTTTACCCGCCCGGAAGCGGAACGGCTGGCGCTGCGTTCCGCATTGCGTGATGGTGAAATTTTTACCCAGCTTGTGAGAGGGCCGGTTGCTGGTTTGACTCACTCGACCAGTGTGCCGTTTTCTCTGGAGTTGCTTGAGGCTGACTTTGTGCCGATGAACCTGAACAGCACCTCGGGGCAGCAGATTCGTCAGGGCATTATTGTGAATAACTGGGGACGTCCGACAGGCTACCGGGTATATAAATTCCATCCGGCCAACATGACGCGTTTTAGCACAGAACTGAAAACTGTTGCTGCTGAGAATATGCTGCATCTCGCGCAGCGAAAACGTCTTCATCAGTTACGCGGGGTGAGTCTGTTACACGGCGTGATCCGCCGCCTTGGCGACATTAAGGATTACGAAGAGAGTGAGCGCGTCGCCGCAAGAATCGCTGCTGCGCTGGGCTTTTATATCAAGAGAGGTGATGCCGCTACTTTCCCTCAGGAAGACGACTGGAAGCCGTCAGAAAATAAATACCGCTATTTTGATATCGCACCCGGGATGATTTTTGACGATCTGGCACCAGGCGAAGATCTTGGCATGGTGGAATCAAATCGTCCGAATGTCCATCTTCATGAGTTTCGCAACGGGCAATTACGTGCTGTTGCCGCCGGAAGCCGGGGAAGCTATTCCAGTATTGCCCGTGACTACAATGGCACATACAGCGCTCAGCGCCAGGAACTGGTGGAAAGCTATGAAGGTTACAACGTACTGCAGCAATGGTTTGTTGGCCAGCACAGTCGCCCGGTATACCGCGCCTGGCTGGCGATGGCGCTGTTAACGACAGATATCCCACCGGATGTGGATCGATCAACCCTCTTTAATGCGACCTATCTTGGCCCGGTTATGCCGTGGATTGACCCTGTAAAAGAGGCAATGGCCTGGCGGGGAATTGTGCGCGGTGGTGCGGGAACTGAAGCGGAATGGATCCGTGCCCGTGGCCAATCCCCCCAGGAGGTGAAGCGCCAGCGTATGCGTGAAACCGAATTCAACCGAGAAAACGGGCTGGTGTTCGACTCAGACGCCGCCAACGATAAAGGAGTGCTCCCTGATGCAGCAAATGATAAGCCCGCACCGTCGCGGGACGATGATTAATCCCCGTGCCAGTGTGGCTGGTATCGATGCCGCAAACGGTCAGTGCTGGTATGAGATACGCGCCCTAGCTGCCGGACGGGTGGAAATATTTCTCTATGACGTGATCGGCGGCTGGGGGATTACCGCTCAGCAGTTCGTCTCCGACTGTAAGGAGGCCGGGGTGTTTGAGGCCAGCGCCGTCGATCTACATATCCACAGCCCGGGCGGCGATGTGATGCAGGGATTTGCCATCTTTAACACCTTGTCCCGTCTGAAGGCGAAGCTGGATATCTGGGTGGACGGCGTGGCTGCCAGTATGGCTTCAATGATTGTCTGCCTGCCTGGTGCCACGGTGCATATGCCGGAAAACGCCTGGCTGATGGTACACAAGCCGTGGGGCGGGATCGCCGGGGATTCCGATGATATGCGTGATTACGCTGCCTGGCTTGATCGTAATGAAGCGCTGATGCTCAGTGCCTACATGAACAAGACCGGGCTGGGGCAGGAAGAACTGGAGGCGATGCTGAAAGCTGAAACCTGGCTTACTGGCGCGGAGGCGGTGGAAAAAGGTTTCGCTGACACGCTTGAACCAGAACTGCAGGCAGCAGCCTGTGTGAATCAAAATAAACTGAAGGATTACCAGAATATGCCAGAACAGATTAACAACCTTTTTGGGCCGCGCGCCGAAGCCCCTGCAAGTCAGCCGCAACCCGCACAAAACCCGGCACCGCAGCCCGCAAATAACCCACCGGCACATCAACCCACCCAGCAACCGCTGGCAGGAAATATCGACATTACCGCGCTGGCCGCCCAGCTCCAGCAGCAGATGCAGGCGGCGAATACTGAACGAGTAAGCGCAGTTTCCGCTGTGTTTGATGCGTTTCCTGCTTTCGGCTCGCTGAAAGCAGAATGCATCACGGATATTTCCTGCTCAGCGGAACAGGCCCGCACCAAATTGCTCAATGCGCTGGCGGCAGGGACGACCCGAGTGCCGGTCCGGGTGCTGTTCACATCCATGCGGGTAACGGGAATATTGTTGGTGATTCCATTCGTGCGGCGGTGATGAACCGTGCGGGCTATGCGCAGGCGGAAAAAGATAACGCCTACAACGGGTATACCCTGCGCGAACTGGCCCGCGCCTCGCTGGTGGATCGTGGTATCGGTATTTCTGGTGTCGGTACCGCACAGGCGATGGTTGGGCTGGCGTTCACCCACAGCAGCAGCGATTTCGGCAATATCCTGATGGATGTGGCGCATAAGGCGGCATTGCTTGGCTGGGATGAGGCCAGCGAAACATTCGAACAGTGGACCCGTAAAGGCACACTGACCGATTTCAAAACCGCGCACCGCGTTGGCCTGGAATCACTGGCATCGCTGCGTAAGGTTCGCGCCGGGGCGGAATATAAATATGTCACCATTAAAGATCGCGGTGAGCCGATTGCACTGGCCACCTATGGTGAGCTTTTCAGCATTGACCGCCAGACTATCATCAACGACGACCTGGATATGCTGACGCGTATCCCGCAGGCAATGGGGCTTGCTGCGCGAGCCACTGTCGGCGATCTGGTCTGGGCTGTACTGACCAGCAACCCGAAAATGTCGGACGGTAAGCCGTTGTTCCACGCCGATCATGGCAACCTTGTTGCAGCCGATCTGAGTATTGAAGGGCTGGATACTGCACGTAAGGCAATGCTGCTGCAAAAATCCGGCGATCGTCGTCTGAATATTCGTCCGGCCTACATGCTGACGCCAGTGGCAATTGAGTCACGGGCCAACCAGCTGATTAAGTCCGCCAGCGTACCGGGCGCAGACGCGAACAGCGGGATCGTTAACCCGATCCAGAACTTTGTGACAGTGGCTTCTGAGGCCCGCCTGGATGACAGCAGCCCGACGGATTTTTATCTGACTGCTGCGCAGGGGCGCGACACCATTGAAGTGGCCTATCTGGACGGTATCGACACGCCATATCTGGAACAGCAGCAGGGCTTTACTGTGGACGGTGCCGCATTCAAGGTGCGCATTGATGCGGGTGTGGCCCCGCTTGACTGGCGCGGGCTGGTTAAAGTCACCAAAAAATAACGACCGCCGCCTGGCGGTTTTTTTATCCCTGAAGGCGGCGCTGGTCGCCTTTTCCTTTTATGGAGAAAAAACATGGCGAATAACTATCAGCAGGACGGTACCACACTGGATTATCACAATGCGGGTGTTGATGCCGTTTCATCCGGTGCGCTGGTGGCGGTCGGCGGAATTGCCGGGGTGGCACACAGCGATATTCCTGCTGGCGAGTGGGGAACACTGCATATGGCCGGTGTTTTTGTCCTGCCTAAAGCGGCAGAAGAAATTGTGGCAGGCCAGAAACTGTATCTGGCTGGCGGCAAGCTGACGGTGGCAAAAGGCGATGATGCAACGCCAAACCCGGTTGTTGGTTCCGCCTGGGGAGCCGCTGAGGCGGATGATGCTGATGTTGCCGTCCGCCTGGGGTTCTGATGAGCCGGTTCCGGGAGCGTTTGGCTAAAGCAGATGCCCGGATTAACCGGGCGTTTGCCGAAGAAGTCCCTGCATGCCTGCAAATGGGTGAAGGCCCGCGTCTGGTGACCGTGATTTTTGAATCACCGGATGCGCTGTCGGGTATACCGGGCGGCGGGGAAATTCAGAACCATTCCCCGGCGTTCAGTGCAATGACTGCGGATATTTCCGGTCTCGAAAAACATGACGGTGTGGTTATCAATACCATCCCTTACCGGGTGACACATATCGGCACGGATGAAGAAGGGCGGACCCGCGTCACGCTGGCATATGGGGAACCCGGCAAAACACAGCCTCGGATCGATAAATGGAGCTGATATGGCGCGGGAGTCTCGACTGCGGCGGGATTTACCCGTCGATATTGATGTGGATGTTATCTGGCGAATTGCGGACAGTATCGGTGCGACGCAAAAACAGTTCCGTGCAGCATACTCGCGCGCGCTCAGACGTACTGCCGCCACGCTGCGAAAGAAAGCGATGGCGGATCTGAAAGACGGGCTGGCCCCACGCAGTATGGATCTGGTCCGGCGCCGTCTGCTGTCTTTTCGTCTGGACAGGGGATCACAACTGGATAATTTCCGGCTCTGGTTCGGGCTGAATGCCATTAAGGTGAAAGACCTAAAAGGACGAATCAACGGGCGGCTGCGACCGCACCATACCCGGCGTGACCGCAACACGGGGCGTTTTATTAAAGCGCGCCGCCAGGCAGAAAACGCTGGATTTTCCCCGAAAGGTAATCTGCTGAGCGAACGGTCGTTTGAAAACGGGGAGGTGTCCCGTTCAAAACGGGATAATCGCCGGACGGTGGTTATTCGCGATCCCCAGACCCGCCGGACACGCGAAGCAGAAATAGATATCTACGAACCGATGCTGAACTACATCGAGGACAACGCATTTGCGGAAGCGATGGAGATTTTTATGCATCACTTTGAAACCGACATTCGCGGGCGCGTAAAAGCCCGTATTTCTGTCTGAGGTAACGAACGATGGCCGAGCCACTGTTGCTGGGGCGGTATCACGATGCTGTGACTGACGCATTAAAAAAAATCGGATGGGTGCGTGATGCCGGTGCGTATCCGGAAAGAAATGTTCCCCGCTTTTCGGGCCTGACCACGCCCGCGGTGTATTTCTCGATTAACAGCTGGGAACAGGGTGGAGGTAATGAGGGGCAACTGAGCGTTAATTTAACCTGTGATCTCTTCGTGGTGGTGGATGCCGCCGGATCGGGTGTGAGTCAGCCTGAGATTTTTGTCAGAACCGCTGCGGCCGATATTACCCAGTGGATTGACGGGCAGCAGTTTGGTCTGGGCCATATTGAGCCTGCGGTATTCACCACGGCTGAACGTGATGAGTTTGATCCGCGAATGGATGATTATCTGGTCTGGCGTATTTCATTCACCCAGGCGGCTGCATTTGGTACTGACCCCTTTGCACACAATGGCATGCCTCTGCAGCAGGCCTGGCTGGGTGCTGCACCTGATACGGGCCGTAATCACGTGGATGACTATCAGCTTATCAGGGAGGCTCAGCCCGATGAGTGATATAGAAGGCGACCTGCAGCGCAGACTGGCGAACCTTGTCCGGCGCGGTGTTATCCATTCCGTCAGGCACGATCGCATCCCAAAATGCCGTGTGGATTTGGGGGATATCATCACGACCTGGCTGCCGTTGTGCCAGGGGTTTTCCGGAGCTAACCGTGCTGATTCAAATCCTTATGCCGTGGGGGATGCGGTTACGGTCCTGTCCGAAGCCGGAGAGCTCAACAACGGACGGGTGTTTCCCGGTTGGAACACAGGAAAGCTGCCGGTGCCGGAAGGAAGTGACAGCGAGCACATTACCCGTTACAGCGACGGGGCCGAGATCCGTTATGACAGGAACGCGCATGCCCTGACGATTACGCTGGCTGATGGTGGAACCTACAAAATTGTCGGTAAAGGCACGCTGGATGGTCCGGTTGAAATTACGGATACCCTGACAGTTCAGGGAAAAACCTGGATTAATGCTGACACGTCGGTTACAGGGAATATCGGGGCGTCAAAGGAGATAACGGATAAATCCGGCAGCATGAGCAAGATACGTGAAGTCTTTAACAACCACGATCACCGCGGCGACAGCGGCGGGCTCACCGATAAACCTAATCAGAAAATGTGACCTGCTGCGGCAGGTTTTTTTATGCCTGGAGAAAAAACATGTCTCAGTTACATGGCGTTGAAACTATTGAACTCACCTCGGGTACGGTGGCGGTTACCACGATTCAGACCGCCATTATCGGCCTGGTGGGAACGGCACCTGATGCGTCGGGGGGAACCGCCGCATCGGGATCATCCGGTACACCCATTCTCGATAACGTTATCGACTTCACTGCAACCATTAAGGGACGGGAAGGCAATGTCATCAATGTCGCTGCGCTGGCCGGACAGCCGGCAGCCGAAAATCCTGCTGCGGTTGTGACGTCAGCAAGCTGGGATCCTGAATCGCTGACACTGAACATCACGCTGGGTTGTGATGAGCACGGTGTTATCACGGCTAAACCCGGAGACGTTGCTGAGGCTGTCGGTGGTGTTGATGGCGCAAAAGTCAGTGCGAGCGGGCGCGGTGACGGAATTGTCCAGCCCTTCAGCCTGCAATTGGCGGGGGGGGAAGATGAACCCTTTCCACTCAATACGCCGGTGGCGGTCGTCGGCACCACGCTGTTATCCCGCCTGGGTGAAAAAGGTACGCTGAAACAGGCACTGACAGACATTAACGATCAGCGTAATGCGCTGACGGTGGTGGTGCGTGTGGCAGATGAAAACGATGTGGCAAAACGACGCGCTGCGGTACTGAAGGGGATCGGCACCCTGTCTTCAGCGAAATCTGTTACCACGTACCAGCCGCGTATTGTGATAGCGCCGGGATTCAGTGAGGACGATGCGGTTGGTAAGGGGCTGGAAACCGTGGCCGGGAAATTGCGCGCCGTTGCATATGTTGACTGCGCCTCCGGTGCGACGCTGCAGGAAGTGGTACAGCGTCGCCAGTCCTATGGCGCACGAACTGAACTGTTGCGCCCGCGGGTCCAGGCAAGCGATGCAGATGGCCAGCTGGTTTATCGGCCTTACTCTGCGTTTGCTGCCGGGTTACGCGCCCGCATCGACTTTGAAAAAGGCTGGTGGTGGAGCAAGTCGAACCAGGACATCAACAACATCCTCGGTGTTGAGCAGATCGATGAATTTATCCTCGGGGATGAGAACTGCGATGCAAACCTGCTCAACATGCAGAACGTGTCCACCATTATCCGCCGGGCGGGTTTTAAACACTGGGGGAACCGTCTGTGTGCAACCAATCCTCAGTGGCGTTTTGAATCTGTCCGCCGTACTGCTGATGTTATTGAGGACAGCATTCAGGAAACCATGCTGGAGTATGTTGACCGCCCACTGGACCGGGAAAATGCGGATGACATTATCGGCACCATCAATGCCTATATGCGGCAACTGGTCGGTCTTGGTGCCATATTCGGTGGGCGGGCCTGGCTGGATGAAGAACTGAACACCGCGGAAACCATGGCGTCGGGTGTCCTGTACATCAACTATGACTTTGGTCCGAAATCGCCGACTGAACTTATCAGCCTGCGCGTCCGGGTGAACAATAACTATGCGCTTGAGGAGATGCTTGCAGCATGAGCGATAAAAACACACTACGCGTCTGGACCTTCTTCCGGCAGGGGATCCGTATTCAGGGGGCGCATGAATTTACGCCGCCGTCTCTGGCTATTGTTAAAACGGATTTGCGTACCGGCGCACAGGATGCGCCCACCCCGGTTGATGACGGCATGGAAGCACTGACCTGTCAGGTTAAATTTTATGGGATAGATACGGATATGCTGGCCAGCTTCGGTTTTGTCAGCGGCAGCCGTTCACGCTTTACGGCTTATCAGGGCTATCTAGGTAACGGCACTGCGCGCGGTACGGTTGAGGAAATTGAGGGGTTTGTACAGACCGTCACGCCGGATGCGCGCAGTAAGGACACGCTTTCCGAAAATGCCGTGACGGTTGATATTGCTGTCAGCTACTACCGTCAGTCACTGGACGGGCGCGAACTGTTCGCCATCGATACAGAGCGTTTTGCCCGCAGGGTGAATGGCGTGGATGTGCTTTCTGGCCTGGCTGCCAAAGTGCGTCTCTGATTTTACTGTTACCCCACCACTGTAACGGCCTGCGGGCCGTTTTTTTATGGAGCACATTATGAGCTTTCCTGGTGAAACCCGCGTTATAAAACTGTATTCCCCCGTATCACTTGATAATGGGGTTGTGATCAATGAAGTCACCATGCGTGAACCGCTGGTTCGTGATCGCATCACTCATGCCAAAGACCGTGGCAACGAAGAAGAGAAAGAAGCCCGCATGATTGCGCTGCTGTGCAATCTCAGTGAACAGGATCTCTGGCTGATGACGGCGGCAGATTACTCACAGCTGACGGATGCCTTTAGCGTTTTTATGCTCCCGCCCGCGAAGCGACCGAAGGCGGACTCCTCCGGGCAATAAGATTTCTGGGGCGGCGACTGCATTTTCCGATGACGGAATACCTCGATATGCCGTTCAGCACTTTCTCTGATTTTTTGACCGACGAACTGGAGACGATAAACCATGGGCGGAATAAGCCAGAACCTTAAGGCCGTCATTACCTTTGGCGGAAACCTGGATAATTCATGGAAACGATCTGCAGATGGTCTGCAAAAAAGCCTGAAAGATGTCGGAAAGCAGTCTGAACGACTGACAAAAGACCAGACCAGACTGGCAGCAGAAATCAAACGCGCCAAACTGGCCGGTGAAAGCCTGGGAGATTTAAAGCGCCGCTATACCGATGTTTTCAGGGAAATCCGCAAAACGGAGGCGGAACAGCAGAAACTGAATGTACAGATGCAAAAAGCACAGCGCATTCAGGCGTTCAAGGGTGCCGGTAAAGGTCTGTTCCGGCGAGGTCTGGGGATCGCCGGCCAGGTGGGCGGGATGTTTGGATCCGGGCTGGCTATTGGCGGTGGCGGTGTAGTGGCTTCAGCACTTGGCACACTGATAGCACCAGCCGCCACCAATGCTGAAACGGCAACCCGCACTAATGTCGCAAAAAGTTACGGCGTGGACGTGGCCACGTTTAATGCCTGGGATTCTCTGGCAAAGCAGTACGACATGAATGCGGAAAACATTGGCGATCTCTTTGAAGAGTATCTGCACAAATCCGGGGAGTATAAACAGAACGGTAAGCAGGGCTCACTGCAGGATGCGTTTGAAACGCTCGGTTTCAAAGCGGGTGATTTTGCCGGGCTCAGCGATATGGCGCAGTTCGACAAAATTGTTGAACGGGCGCTCAGCCTTCAGGACGAGTCAAAAGCCTCCTTCGCACTGGATTCTCTTTTTGGCGGGGAAGCGAGCAAACTGCTGATGCTTATCAAGCAGTCTGGCCGGAGTTACCGCGACCTGATGGACGAACAGCGGCGCTACAACCTTGTGACCAAAGAGGGAGCTGATGGGGCGGTTGCGGGTAATCAGGCTATCAATAATCTCCGCACTGTTTTCTCTTCTGCGGTTGCTGAAATTTCCGGGCAACTGGGAAATGAACTGGCGCCTGATATCCGTAATCTGACTGATGATCTTGCCGAATGGTTTAAAGGCGGTGGTGTTAAACGCATTGTGACTTTCATGCGTAACGATCTCTACCCTGGTGTCGTGACGTTTGGACAGGGTGTGGTTTTTGTCGGCAAAATTATTTACGCACTGGCTAAAAAGCTTTCGTGGTTGTTACCTGATGATCGTAATGATCAGCGGGACGTGTTGAAGACACTTGCCACAAATGGCGTCGATATGGCCCGGTTCAGGGCAAACCAGAGCGGTCAGGGGGAATGGTTTGAAAAACAGCTAAAGGATAATCCTGGGCTGCCTGATGCGGTTAAAAAATCTTACTCCGCTACGGGGCGATTCATTCGTGACAGTGATGATGAGACTTTTAACAAATCGCTTGATAAATACCTGTCACCGGAAGACGGCGATAAGCTTTTAAACTGGAATGCAGCGTTACAACATAACCAGGAACGTGTAGCGCGAACAGATAAAGTGGCTCCGGAAGGCAGTGCCGGAGCCTGGGATAATTACGCGCATGAGCCGGTAACATTTGCCCGTCAGTGGAAAAGAGAACCATCAGGGCTGACGTACAGCCAGGGCGAAGGAGAAAACGCCCGCGCAGAGGATAAGTATCCGAATGCTCCCCTTCTTCCCGCCGGGCAGCAGGACAGGAATGTTACTGCAACAGACAGTTCACCTGCTGAGCCGGTGATTCTGAAAGACGAGAGCACGGGCGGTTACTGGGAAAGTCTGCTTCAGAAAATGGATGTACTGGATAAGCAGCCGCCATCACGGCAGATAACCGATAACCGCAAATTTGAGTACCACTTCGAAATTAATGCCGCGCCGGGACAGGATGAGAAAGCCATTGCCGATGAAGTGACCACGGTGACGAAAAACAATTCTGCCTTTAATGGTGATAACAGCCTTCTGGATGGGGGACTTGTCTGGTGAGTGAAATTATCCCGATATTTGAAGATTCCGGTCAGCGCAGTACAGGCGCATTACGGGGTGGGCAGGAAGCCCGCGTGATGATGATGCTGGGGAGTTTCGCCTTTTCGATTGATACAGCGGCTTATCATCAGCTCACCCGTGAGGCCAGCTGGCGCTGGAGTGAACAGGAACGCATCGGCAAACAGGACCTTCTTCAGTACACCGGAAAGCCCGGGCGTACCATCAGGCTGGAAGGGCAGTCTCACGCCTTTTTCCGTAAAGGGGTGGAAGGGGTAAATGATTTATTTGATCTTGCCGAACAGGCGAAACCCCAGCAGCTTGTCAGCGGAGAAGGCGATGTGCTGGGTTGGTGGGTGGTGACCGACTTTTCAGACACGACGAGTAAGTTTTTACCGGGTGGCGGTCACCGAAATAAAAACTGGACGATGACGCTAAAACACTATGCCGACGATCTATCAAACCCGTGACGGAGATGTACTGGATGCAATCTGTGCCGTGCATTACGGTACTGAAAATCTTTCAGATTCAGTGACTCAGGTTCTTGAAGCCAATCAGGGGCTGGCGGATCAGGGGGCTATGTATTCTTCCGGCCTGTATATCACACTGCCGGATCTGGTGACGCCCGTAGCGGAATCGCCATTCAGTTTATGGGATTGATATGGCAGATCAGACAGCGATGCCGGAATATGCGCCGGCCTTCAGCATTCAGGCCGAAGGGAAAGATATAACCCGGGTGCTGCAACAATGCCTGAGTGAACTGACCCTGACGGATTATGGTGGGGCAACAGCAAAAGCCGATGAACTGAAAATCAGCCTCATCTCTGAAACGCTGGCGCTTCCCACTAAAGGTGCCCGGCTTCGGGTTGCTCTGGGATTCAATGACCAGCTGATCGATAAAGGCTGGTTTGTTGTCAGTGGTGTCTCGAGCAGCGGCCCGCCAAGGCGTATTGAGCTTTATGCGACCGCCGCGCCGATGAACGCCCAGAAACAACCCGGAGATGTGACAAGCCAGAAAACCCGGAGCTGGGATAACCTTCGCCTTGCCGATATTGTCAAAACAGTGGCCACCGATAACGGACTTATTCCCTGCGTGGCCGACGTGCTGAAAGATATTCATATCAGCCATATCGATCAGGTGGCGGAATCCGATGCCAACCTGCTCGCAAGGCTTGCGCGTGACTACAACGCAGTGAGCAAACCATCAGGAGGCTACTGGCTTTTTTTACAGCAAGGGGCCACGGCAACGGCTTCAGGAAAACAGACTGGCGGGATCACCATCACACCGGATGAAGTATCAAACTGGTCCTACAGTGAAGGTGAGCGGGGGAGTTCGACGGGGAAAGCTACGGGAAGCGGAGGTAAGGCCAAAGAGAAAATCGGTGTGCGTTATTACGACGAGGAGGATGGCACGACAAAGACCTCCTCCGTTGAACATGATGGCCCGGCGATGACCAATCCCTATACCCAGTCGGAGAAAAACACCGCCGAGCAACAGGCAAACTCCAGGAAAACACAGGCGAAGCGTAACGAGCAGAAAATGACGCTCACGGGGCCATGTCGGCCTAAACATGTTCCGCTGACTGCAGAAGCAAGTGTGACGACTTCCGGTTTTGGCTCCCGTGAGGATCGGGCCTGGGTGGTTGAGTCTCTGGTCTTTTCTCTGACGTCCGCAGGATTCAGCTACACCTACAACCTTGTCGTGGATATTCGTAAACCCGCAGCGGCTTCGAAAAAATCAGAAAAGCAGGACAAAAAAGGCCCGTCCTACTTCGGTTAACCCTCCCGCCATCCGGCGACTCAGTAACGGAATTTAATCATGAACGGTGTAAACAACCGGACCGGAAAACGCCTGTCCGGCGTCGCCCATTTGCGCCAGTCCGTCAGCGACATACTGACCACGCCCATCGGGAGCCGGGTTCTTGTCCGGGACTATGGCAGTGATCTGTTTTCGCTGGTGGATAACCCCCGGGATGATTTTACCAGACTACAAATAATCGCTGCGTCTGCGACCGCACTGGCACGGTGGGAGACGCGGCTGAAGGTAACACGTGTGCTTGTTTCCTTTCCTGAAGGGGAGTCCGGCTGTGTGCTGGATATCGAGGGGATCAACAAGGAAACCAATTTACCTGTCAGAACGGGAGACATAACGATTTATGGCAAGCAGCTATGACGTGATCAACCTGTCCGAACTGGACGTACCGGATGCCATTGTGGTGCCGGATGCGACTGAAATTTTCACCCGGTGGCTGGCGCGCCTGCGGGAACTTGATAAGCAGTTTGATGCGCTGGTGGAATCCGATCCGACGTTTAAACAGGGGGAGGTGAATGCCTACCAGCTGACACTTGCGTTTCAGCGGGTTAATGATGCCGTGCGGGCGGTATTTCTCGCGAGTGCAAAAGAGGCAGACCTTGACCAGATAGGTGCTGCATTCAACGTTAAACGTCAGGTTATTAAGCCCGGCGATCCGCTTGCCATCCCGCCAGTGGAGCCTGAACTGGAAGACGATGCGGCATTTCGCGAACGTATCCAGCTTTCATGGGCGCAGCTGAATACAGCAGGCGCGCGTAACGCATACCGCTTTCATGCGAAGTCTGCCGATACGGATGTGCTGGATGCAGATGCCTATGGGCCGGAAACCCATAACCGGCCTGGCTACGTTGATGTCTATGTCCTGTCCCGTACCGGGGATGGAACAGCGGGACAGACCCTGCTTGATAAGGTTAACAGCACACTGAATGCGGATGAAATCCGCCCGTTAACGGACTATGTGACGGTAAAAAGTGCCTCGATTGCAAACTATGCAGTTACGGCGGAGCTGGAGATCCCGGAAGGACCTGACGCCAGTACGGTGCTGAATAATGCCATCGATGTTTTACGGTCATACACCATGCTTTCCCATCGGATTAAAACTGTCATCCCGCTGTCCGCCATTTATGCCGCGCTGCAGCAATCCGGTGTGGTACGGGTAAGGCTGATTTCTCCGGTGACAGATCTGGAAGCGGAAGCGGGTAAAGCCCCGTGGTGTACCGCCATTAATGTCACCCGCAGGGAGGTAAGCAGCAATGACGGCTAAGTTTCGATCTCTGCTTCCTCCAGGCGCATTTCATGAAGAGCGGGCGCAGGAGCAGGCCAGCGCTGAGCAAATCGCCACCCTCGATACCAACATGGTGCGCAAGTCCAAAAATCCTGACACCTGTCCGGCGCATCTTCTCCCCTGGCTGGCCTGGGAGCATGCCGTTGATTTCTGGGATGACGGCTGGACAGAGGCGCAGAAGCGACAGGTGATAAAAGATGCCGCTTATGTTCATCAGCACAGGGGAACGGCCGGGGCGGTACGCCGTTCTCTCGGGTCTGTGAACCTGCCCACAACCGTGGTTGAGTGGTGGGAAGACACGCCGCGCGCTGAACCTTACACCTTCCGGATCGAAGTACAGAGCAGTGAGGGGGTCAGCGACGCTCTCTATCATCAGATCCGCCAGCTCACCGATCGGGCCAAGAACCTGCGCAGCTATCTGAGCAGAATCGATGTGATGGCGAATGTGGGTATGGACGGGGCTTTTTATATTTCGGGTGCGACAACAGCGCATATCGATGTGGACATTTTTGCCGGGGAATCTCATGGCTGATTACTACTCAATTATCACTAACCGGGGTAAAGAACTGGAAGCGGAGGCGCTGGCCAGTGGTCGCCTGATTGTACTGACTCACTTTGTGGTGGGGGACAGTAATGGCAAGCAGGTTAAACCCGATCCGTCGCAAATCCTGTTGATCAATGAAACGTACCGGGGAGATATCGCTGAGCTGGTGGTGTCACCGGAGCAGTCCACGCAGTTAATGGCGAAAATCGTCCTGCCGACCGGGGTTGGTGGATTCACCGTTCGCGAAGTCGGTTTAATGACTGACGCCGGAGAGCTTTACGCGGTGGCAAACTGCCCATCGATCGATAAGCCGGTTGGTGGTGTCAGCGTTAACATGCAGTTTCGCCTGGCGGTATCAGATACCTCAAATATCACGCTGAATGTTGCTACAGGTGACGGCTTATTCCTGCGCATTGACCAGAACCTGAAAGAGATAAAAGCGCGGGGCGCGGAAGCACAAAAAACGTCGCGTGAATCCATTGGTGTCCTCGATGGCACGACACAACAAAGAGGGCTGGTTCAACTTAACAGTGCGGTGAACAGCACCAGTGAAACGCAGGCTGCCACCCCTGCCGCAGTTAAAATCGCAATAGATAATGCGAATGCGCGGCTGGCTAAAGACCGGAACGGCGGTGACATTCCGAATGTCGCATTATTTCTACAAAACCTTGGTTTGGTAGAAACGATAAATCGCGCGGCTGGATCGCTGCAAAAAGACCAGAACGGTGCGGATGTGCCACAACCTGATAGGTTCGTGCGAAATATCGGTGCTGCGAGGGCTTTCAGTGGTGGAATAAGCATTGGTGGAGGCGGCAACTGGACGACTGCGGAGTTTATTGTCTGGCTTGAAACACAGGGGGCATTTAATCATCCGTACTGGATGTGCAAGGGTTCATGGTCTTACGGTGATAATCGAACCATCACTGATACGGGGTGCGGGAATATCCAGTTGGCTGGGGCTGTGGTCGAGGTAATGGGCGACCGTGGCGCTATGACTATTCGTGTCACTACAGCCACGACAGGTGAAGGTGCACTCAGCGCTCAGTTTACCTATATCAATCATGGTGATGGATATTTACCCGGATGGCGCAGGGATTTGAAGCGTTCCGGTGACACCATGAGTGGTGAGTTGAAAATTCCAGGAGCCAATGCGCTGAGGATATTTAATGCACAGTTTGGCCTGATTTTCCGGCGTACGGAAGAATATCTGCATCTTATCCCCACGCTGGAAAATCAGGGCGAAACTGGCGATATCGGCCCACTGCGACCACTCAGCATCAACCTCAGAACGGGTGAGATTTCGATGTCTCACAAATTACTCGCCAGCGGTGGTGCTCAGATTAACGGTGCGTTGGGTATTGGGATTGAGAGCGCCCTCGGTGGTAACTCAATTGTTTTGGGCGACGGTGATACCGGATTTAAACAGAACGGTGACGGCGTTCTTGATGCTTATTCCGATAGTCGTCAGGTGATGAGGATTGTTCCCGGTGGTGTGCAGGTATTTGGCTCAACGGGGAGCTGGATTTACATGCGCGAGCAGACTTGTTTTTCCAGCGTTGCACCTGTGGACAAAGACGGCGCATCAGCAATTGTCAGGCAGGAACACCCGGACAGACATTTTATCCTTGGTGGGCTGGGTAATCATCAGTTCGGCATTTATATGATAAATAAATCCCGTTCAGAAAATGGAACTGATGGGCAAGCTTATCTGGATGAAAACGGGGACTGGGTAAGCGGTGGTCGGATTATTCCGGGCAGCTACGAAAATTTTGATGCTCGCTATCAGCCGCGAGGTAATTACGCAACGCAGGAATGGGTATTACAGAACTTTGTCCAGAATATTCGCGTCAGTGCGCCGCAGGAGCGTAAGTTTTGGGATGGTGCTAAATAGCTGCGCGGAATAGTAGATCACTGAAAGGGAACTCAGCCCGGATTGTGCGATCTGATCAATCGCCAAACCAACCAAAATCACCAACCGGACTGAGCGATGCCGATCATAGTACCAATACCCCGTGGCGAACGACGCCTGATGCAGAAAGCTATTCATAAAACGCGTGATAAAAATCATGCCCGCAGACTCACGGCCATGCTGATGCTTCATCGGGGTGAACGGGTCAGCGATGTTGCCAGAACTCTCTGTTGTGCCCGTTCATCCGTTGGTCGCTGGATTAACTGGTTTACGCACTCAGGTATTGAAGGCCTGAAATCCTTACCCGCAGGGCGCTCCCGACGCTGGCCTTTTGAACATATCTGCACCCTGTTACGTGAGCTGATAAAGCATTCTCCCGGCGATTTTGGTTATCAACGTTCACGCTGGAGCACCGAATTACTGGCAATAAAAATCAATGAGATAACCGGTTGCCAGTTACATGCAGGAACCGTTCGCCGCTGGTTGCCATCTGCGGGGCTTGTATGGCGCAGGGCCGCGCCAACTCTGCGTATCCGTGACCCACATAAAGATGAAAAGATGGCGGTAATCCACAAAGCGCTGGATGAATGCAGCGCAGAGCATCCGGTATTTTATGAAGATGAAGTGGATATCCACCTTAATCCTAAAATCGGTGCGGACTGGCAGTTGCGCGGACAGCAGAAACGGGTAGTGACGCCGGGGCAGAACGAAAAATACTATCTGGCCGGCGCACTGCACAGTGGCACGGGTAAAGTCAGCTACGTGGGCGGCAACAGCAAAAGTTCAGCGCTGTTTATCGCTCTGCTGAAGCACCTGAAAGCCACTTACCGGCGGGCGAAAACAATCACGCTGATCGTTGATAACTACATTATCCATAAAAGCCGCGAAACACAGCGCTGGTTGAAAGCAAATCCCAAGTTCAGGGTAATTTACCAGCCGGTTTACTCGCCGTGGGTGAATCATGTGGAACAGCTATGGCAGGCACTTCATGACACGATAACCCGTAATCATCAGTGCCGCTCAATGTGGCAGTTACTGAAAAAGGTCCGCCATTTTATGGAAACCGCCAGCCCATTCCCCGGAGGAAAACATGGTCAGGCAAAAGTGTAGCGGTATTAGGCGCAGCTATTTAGCTGGTCCAGCAATGACAGCGCATTTGCGACAGCAATATGGATGGTCGGTGGTAGCTCGAACGTTGGTGGTCTACTTGTCCGTTATATTCAAAAACTGATTAACGGCACCTGGTATAATGTCATCGAATAAGAGGTAAAGGATAAAATGCAGCACCTTAAAAATCTAAAAAAATACACACCAAACGATGAAAATAGCCTGTTGCTTATCAAAGAACATAATGTTGAATTTTATGTTTCTGAGGATGGACAAGATTGGTATCAATCACAGACAAATTTCTCACCAGATACATTGAAAATTGCTTACGATGAAGCCGGTATTATTCGCAGCATTAGCCGAGACGTTTCAAACATTTACCCGCGAAACTTAAGTGTTGTTGAAGTTGAAATCGGCACTGAAAATAAAAATGTGGATATATCAGGTGGTTGGGTTTTTGACAACGGTGAAATTAAACCACGCCAATATTCACAAAAGGAATTGTACGCGCAGGCTGAAGCGAAGAAAACGGAGCTATTATCTGCCGCAGCTGCCTCTATTGCACCTCTACAAGATGCTGTCGATGAAGGAATGGCGACAGCAGAAGAAACCGCCGCATTGTCAGAATGGAAAAAATATAGGGTGAGAGTTATGCGTGTTGATACAACAAAACCTGAATGGCCTACGCCACCGAATATTCAGGCCACTTAACATCTGGTGCTGTAGTTAAGTCAAGGCGGCGTAGCGCGGTACGATAAGCCCGTAACGCCGCCAGTTCCGTTTCTTCGTCGGCTGATATATCACCATCTTTTTGCGCAGCTTCAAGCCAGTCAATACGCGCTGTAGCTTTAGCCATGCGGCGGTCGCGTTCCGCTTCTGCGTCAGCCAGGTAATTGCGGATTTGCTGCAATTTGTCGTCTTTATAAAACCAGTCATCCCCCAGCGTGACGCGCAAATTAGCTTTTGTAGCCGGAAGCTCTACAACACTCATATTGACCGGAAAAAAGGCATGAATATTTGTCGTGAACGTTCTGACACGACCATCATCGTCATAGCCAATTTTCAGTGTTTCAGATTCATTAAATAATTTAATAACGTCATACCAGTCATTACCTTTATCATCCTGCAAAAATAGAACATTCTGACCATCGATAATTTTTGGTCTGTCAGTGGTATCAGGTGTATAGGGGGTGAATCTACCGAAACGTTGCATTTTTATTTACCTTTAGTTAATTACATACCAGGTGTTATTAACCTGTTTTCGCGTATAACGAATGATATAGTTACCAACGTTACTGCTCCCACCAACCATTTTAAAATTGTACATGGCTGCCCCATCTGTTCCTCGCGTATACCCATTCCCGTCCCAGAAACCAACCTCAGCAGGTGCTGTCAGATCGATATTCTGGACGAAGTTTTGTAGCACCCATGCCTGTGTTGCAACTTCAACTCCACTAACTTTTATCGGCACCGCACTTTCAATGGCGCCGTGGAGAAACCGGAAAACATGAACATTGTTGGCATAAACATCCAGAATGCCGTCACCGTTCTGTTTAAAACCAGTATCGTTGTCGCCCAAAGCAATTGAGTTATCGCCTAGAGCGCTAGTTGTTCCGATACCCAAATTGCCATTCAACCCGCCACCAGTAATAGGCAATGCGCCTACATCACTGGCTGTTGGTTTATTTTCCGTGTTGTAGTCTATAACCCATGGAGTCTGTTCAGACATATCTCCATTCCATGTCTGGCGACTGGCGCTCGCCCCGGTATGACTGAAATATTGCTGTAGCCATACATCTCCTGAACGCGCAACGAACATAAAACCGTATCCGTACAGCTTGTAACCATTTGGGTATTTGGGAAAATCAGCTACCTTGTCAGGGTTCTCAACGCTCACCAACCACCACCCAGGCGCGGATGCAGAGGCCATTGTGCCGTTATTTCCAATATACCCAATGGGGTCTTTCGGAATGGCACCAATATCAGCGGCGGCTGTCGGGATTTTTAGTACCCGCCAATTTATCGAAGTATTTGCCTCGTGTATTCTCCACGCCAGATAACTTATATTTGTATCGTATCTGGAAAGCAAAAGCGCACAATCATTACCCGAATCACGGATGCCGATAACATTCACATAAACAAACGTATTTGCAAACTCAGGCATTCCCGCGGGGAAATTGATTGCAGCATTTACTTCAATGAAAAGGGTTTCACCTGCTGCAAATTCATACGAATTAAAATTAAAGCCGCGTGAAGCGTGAATTACAGTTACCCCCAAATTCCGGTCGCCAACCTTTAATACACGACCGAGAGTATTATCATTTCTCGACGTTGTAGCGTCGAGCGTTGCGGCTGTACCTAGTTGCAGCGCATTACGCGCCTGTACTTTATCCGAGATATCATTCAGGTTCTGGTCTTTTTGCAGCGAACCGGCTGCGCGATTTATCGTTTCTATTAAACCAACGTTTACGAAAATGAATATTTCAGGTGCAAATGGCATGATCCCGGCTTTTAGCGAAGGGATTGATCATGCTGATAGGCTATGTACGGGTGTCAACAAATGACCAGAACACAGCATTGCAGAGAAACGCGCTTGAGTGTGCAGGATGTGAGCTGATATTCGAAGACAAGATAAGTGGAAAAACGTCAGACCGACCAGGCTTAAAAAAGGTGCTCAGAACATTATCAGAAGGTGACACGCTGGTGGTCTGGAAGCTGGATCGTCTCGGTCGTAGTATGCGGCATCTTGTCGTGTTGGTCGAAGAAATGAGGGAACGCGGCATAAACTTCCGTAGCCTGACCGACAGTATAGATACCTCCACACCGATGGGACGCTTTTTCTTTCATGTCATGGGAGCGCTTGCGGAGATGGAGAGAGAGCTTATTGTTGAGCGAACACGGGCTGGTTTAGCAGCTGCGCGCGAAGATGGTCGGATCGGCGGCAGACGACCAAAGTTAACTGCTGAAGAGTGGGCTCAGGCTGGAAGGTTGATTGCTGCTGGAGAGTCACGAAAACGTGTGGCTATAATTTATGATGTAGGGGTGTCAACGCTATACAAAAAATTTCCTGCGCGGTGTTGAGAAGACGCCACCGCGTCGTCGTATGCAAGAACGGGCGGCGGCGGACTGGCGAACGTTCGATAGTGCGAGTATTGAATGATTGCCAGTCACGGCGGATTGTACTTAAGCAATATCAAGGTTCAAGGCGTTTAATCTGAAACCATCCACATATCAGCTTCTTCAAACATTTCCTGAACAGTACGGCTAATCTGTTCCTTCTCGTGCTTGCTGGTGTCAGTGTTGATCGCCGGCAGTGTCATCATCGGTTTTACCCAAGTACCAGTATCGGGAAAAGGCGCGGTTTCACACTTATTTCCCTTAGGGAAGGTGCGAACAAGTTCCTGATATGAGATCATCATATTCAT